TGCAAAAGCTATTTCAGAAATTAATCCATCTTTATCTAAATCAACTAATTGTTTTATATTAAACTGTGTAGAGATATTCATATCATCTAACAATTCATCAAAGTCTTTTGACTTTATGCCATTCTTAGCATTTTCATCTTGTAACTTTTTAAATGATGCAAAAACACCATCTTCTAAACCTTTTAAATTTGCTTTGTATGTATCTGCAAACTCATCAGTAACATTTGGTATTCTAACAGGTTCTACTGTTTCTGTTCTTTTAATTTCTAAATCAGGATTTTCTTCTAAAAACTTTTCATCAGCTTTTAATTGTTCTTTGCTATAAACCTGACCATTAGATTGTGCTTTTTTATTTTTGTACCATCTAAAGCCTCTGAATACTCCTTCTAAAGCACCACCTACTCCTGCACCTTCAAGTGCATTTTTAAATCTTGCTTCATACCAAGTATCATCTTGGTCACTTTCTAAATAATCTATAATTGGGTTTTCTAATTCAGGAGCAAACTCATTAACCATATCAGCTAATCTTCCTGTGTCCTGGTCGAACGCTTGAAAATCTGCAATGCTTCCTCTTGCAACAGACTTAGCTAATTGTTGTCCACCTGTTACTGCCTTAGCACCTTTTAATAATCTTCCACCAGAAAACCAACCTGTTAAAAATTGAGTAACACCTTTAGTGATACCACCTGCTACCGTTTCTGGGTCTTTATCAAAATCAGGTAAAGTTAACTTGTCGTCAATTAAACCTTTGTCTTGTGCATCTTTATATGAAATTAAATTTGGTTTTAAGTCTGATAACTGAAACTTACCATCTCCATTACCAAAACCAATACCATAGAAACCTGTCTTTTCTCCTAAAGTGTCACCAAATTGTTCTACAAGCCCTACCGATGCTTGAATACCATCTCTAACACCATCAAGTGCTGATAAGCCAATATCAGTTACTAAATTTCTAGTATTAGGTTCTTGTTGTTGTTTATTAGTTTGTGGCAGTTCTTTTTGAAACTTTGGTAAAGCTAAATACTGTTGAATTTCTTCTTCACTAAATTCATTAGTATCAAATTCTATAACCTGACCGTTAGGTGCAGTTTTCTCTATTATTGCCATTAATTACCTTTTGCTAATTGTAAGTCGGTTTGTTTTTTTAAAATTCTGTCGTATTCGTCCTGTGAAATAGTATTCTCATTCTCTCTAAGGAATTTTGCTCTTTCACCTCTAGTTAAATCAGGTGGAATAACGGTAAATTTAGCTAAATCTATATCAAGCTCTGGGTCACCTGCTCTATTTTCAGGCTTGGCCCCACCTCTATTTGTTTTAGTCGGTCTTTTGGCTTCAGGCTTCTTAGAAGTTAATTCTTCTTTATTAGCTTTAATTTTCTTTTGCTTACCATCTTTAATAGTTGGTGTGTCACTACCTGTTTCAGTATCAGTAGTAGTTGCTCCATCACTAAAACTAAAGCCTGCATTTAATGATAACTCTTTAATTATTTCGTATCTTTCTTTAACTTCTTTATTAAATGCTGTTTCTCTTTCATCAGCATTTTTAAAATTTTCTATAGGATTGCTTGATAACCATTTTCTTAATGATGCTTCAAATTTTTCTGCTTGAAATGGACTTATATCTTCTGTTGCAAATTTACCTGACCTGTTAGCAGTATCAGCAATACCTTCAATTTCTTTTTTAAAATATGTAAAAAATTCATTAGCTAACAATCCATCTTTTTCTGTAAATTTAAATTCTTGAATTTCTTTTTTCTTTTTTACATAATATGACTGTTGCATATCAATCGTATTATTTTTTAGAAATTCTAAAGCACCATCATAGTCACTTGACTTTAATAATTTATTAACTTCTTCATCAATTCTTGGGTCAGTATTTTGACCAAAACCTACCCTTCTACTTTTAAATTCATCTATAATTTTGTCTTTAACATCTAAAGAAAAATCATTCCATCTTGGGTCATTTTTAGCTTCTGATAATGTTTCATATTTATCAGCAAAATCTGATGCTTCAAATTTTTCTGCAATCTCTCTATTGTTTCTTTGTTTTAATCTATCGTCTTCTTCATCTAATACTCTGTTATCTATTATTTCTTTAATAGCATCAAAATCATTTTCTAAACTTTTTACATTTCCTAAAGCGTCAGTTCCTAATTTAAGATGATTGGGTAGGTCTCTTAATAATCTTTCAGCAAACTCTAAGTCACCTGTAGTTTCAGCATACTCTCTTAAACTTTCTAATAGATATTTCTGTGCTGTAGCTTTACCTAAACCATTTGTGACAGCATCTTTAACAAATTCTGATATGTCAGAACCTATTTGTTCATTACTAAAATTTTTATCAAACTTACCTTGAATAGTTTCTTTAAATCCTAATTTATAATCTTCACCAATCTTAGACATTTGAGATTGAACATGAGTATTAAATAAAGAATTTCTTGTTTTAGAAGTTTCGCTAAAGAAACCTTTTTCTAATTGTAGTGCATCAAATACACCTAAATTATTTTCTGTAATAAATGCCTTTAATTCATCACTATAGAATTTATCAAATGCTTGTGGGTCAGGATTATCTAATACATTTTGTTCAGCATATCTTCGATAAATGTTTGCTTTAAATTCGTTAGCTTTCTTATTTAATGTTAATTCTTTATATTTCTCTTGAAAGTATGGGTTTGCTTCTTTAGGTATTTCGCCTCTTTTAACAGCATCATTAAAACCCCTTCTATTCTTATTAAATTGTTCAATTGCTTCAGCTTCATTTAACTCTTTCTCTTTTCTTTCAACAGAAAGAACCATTGCTGTACCTGCATTATTTACAAAATTATCTATACTTTTAGTGAATATGTCTATGGACTTATCTCTTGGGGCCACATCAGGTTTATAAAATAAATTAAAATCTGTAGACCTCACTTCAGGTAATTCTGCCTGAAGGTTTAATTCTGTTTTCTTTCTAGCCATTATGCAATTAAATATTTATTTTTTTGGTCATTAGTTAAAAGACCTGATTGTTCTTTTTGAAATTCCATTGAATAATAAGTGTTAGCTACATTACCTACTGCTGAAGCAAACAACATTGCAGGATTAGGTGGTTGAACATAAGTTGATTGAGCTTCTTGTCCAAACTGAATAGCTTGCATATTTCTTTCAAACTGTTGAATATTAATATCTAAGTTTCTTGCTAGTGATGCTTTGTAGTTACCTTCTGTTCTAAAAAAGTCTGCTAATAAAGCGTTAGTAGAACCTGTCATTGCTACGCCTGCTCCACTTGCTCCTGCTCTAAATTCTGCTCTAGCTTTTCTTCCTTTTAATGTTGCTTCAAATCCTTTTTGTGATGATTGTTGTGCAATTTGTCTAATCTTTAATTGTTCAGAAGCATACCTTTGAAGTGCATTTTGCTTTGCAAGTTTATTCTGTCTAATCTGTTGTGCTTGTATATTTTTTTGCTGTTGCTTCTGTTGCTGAAATTGCAATAAAGAAGAACCTGCACTTAAAGCGACTAGTGCTATTTGAGGTGGGACACACATAATTTTATAAACTCATAAAAAGGTTTTTGATTAACTCCGTAATTTGTTTTTCGTAAAAATTTAAAACCACACCATTTTAACCATCGTAAATGTAATTCATTTCTACAATCTACGAAGTTCCAAAGTAATTTATATTTGTGGTTTAAAAGATTAACTACTTTTTTACTCTCTCTTAAAAAAGAGAAGCGTATTCGTTTTATATCTGGTGTAGCTAATAACCAGATTGCACCATCTTCGGTAACACCAAACATACCAACTGGTATATTTTCTGTGTCAACAATAGTTAAACATATCTCTGAAGAATTAAAACATTCTGTTAATGCTAAATAAGGATTTAATCCTGTTGCATCTAATATTTCTCTTTTATCTTCAAATCTTAATCTTGGTGCTAAAAAATCTATATCTTCAAATATAGTTTTTCTAATTCCATTAAACTCTTGTACTTGCGGTAACATAATAACCCTGCCAACTTGCGTTAATAAAGTTTGATGGTAAATGACTGTCATTCTTAATGACTACTGTAAGTTTGTCATTTTCAGATTGAACAGCAAAAGTGTAATCACCATCTGCAAGGTTTACTGTGCCTAGTAGTCCTGTTCCTGTAATAGTTCCTGTATAAGATGTTGTAGATGTGTCTCTACCTACTGGACTTACTTCTGTAGTAAAATATCCAGTATCATTAAATGAAACATTCCAGTTTCTAATCTGCAATCTGCCTTCTTTTACTGAAATTTTAGAACCTTGAGTATCTGCTACTTGCACAAATTGTTGAGAAAATTGGAATAAAAATTCATATTGTTCTCCTACAAAATAATTCTGACCTGTAATATCCCCTGAAACAACAATAGATGTACCTGATTGAGATATAGTTGTTATTTCTTGACCTGCTTTATTTGAGGCCCCACTTCTTCCAACAACTTTTACTGGTCTTGTTATTGTGTAAGGAAGTGTAATTGTAGTTTGATTTGTGCCTGCGTTATAACTTTCAGTAATTTCTGTATTGTCTAATTTTCTATCTAAATGGGTTAAATATGTTTCACCTGTATCAGTTAGTGCAGGTGATATATCCATCTTTTCTAAATAAACACCATCACTTCTTTGATTAATTATAAATAATTCATTTTCAATAAAATCAATGTTTAAAATATTATCAGTATTAGAAGCTCCTAAAGTCCATTTACTCCATGCACTTTGTAATCTTCTATTTTGACTTATGTAATATTGATAAACATACAAAGCATTAGGCTCATCAGAACTTAAAGCTAAAAGAATATTTTCATTAGTAGCACTAGTAAACTTAAAGACATTAGAAGGAATATACTTAGGCACATTCGCTGTAATATCATCAGCTTGTTTTGTATCTGTGTCAGACGCAATGAAAAGTTCCCTAACACCTGTGAAATTTCCTTTATTGAAACCGAAGTAGACATTACTTCCTGCTCCAACTGGTCTAATGTTTTTATCTGTTTCAAATTCTGTTGTGACATTAATTGATATATTCTCCGCAGTTAAAGTTGCACCACCACTTAATATAAATTGTGTTTGGTCTGAAAATAAAAGTAATTCTTCATCAAAAGAAACTGCATGACGTAATATAGAAACTTTTGTATGTGTTGAAGCTACATCTATTGGGTCTGTATCTAAAGTTTGTGTAATAGTTTCAGGAAAAAACTCATAGTATTCTCCACTTCTAGACATAACAACATTTTCATCTGCAAGAAAACCTAATCTATTTCTATGAAAGAAAATATCATTTAGTTTTCTTCCTACAAAAGTTGGGTCAGGCACACTATCTATATCTCCACAAATCCTATCTCCCCATAAAGGAACATCATAATCTGTACCAGAAATTGTATAAGTACTTCCATCTACTTGAGTGAAACGGAAATTTCCGTCAGCAGTCCTAATTAATATATGAGGCATTGTATCCTCATCAAAACTTGTAACAGTACTAGGTGCTACTGTTTCTTGCCATAAGTTATCTGCTTCAATAAATTTTACATAGTAATCATCAAATCCATTATCTGCATCTCCAACTACTTGAACAATTTGATTGTTTACAGCAGGCACAGGTAAATCCGAAAAGTTTGAAACTTTATCTTTAACAACTTGTGAAGCGTCATCACCAAATCCATCTGAAGCAGTAACAGTTAATGTTCCTGAAGATTTAACTATAGAAAAACTAGAGTTTCCTATTTTAGTTAAAGTAATTCCTGAAGGTGAACCAACAGCACTAAATAAACCGTCTCTAATACTTTCTGAATTTGTATTAGAACTTGTGAAGTTATAAGTAGTTCCGTCAATAGTGA